AGACGATGACCTAGACAGTATTTTTGCTAGTGGAGAGATGATGGCCAAGTATGCAAGTAAGCGTGCTGGTATTGGTCTAGAGATAGGTCGTTTGCGCCCCTTGGGTAGTCCTATACGAGGCGGGGAAATCATGCATACAGGTATGATCCCCTTCCTTAAGAAATGGTTTGGTGACTTACGTAGTTGCAGTCAAGGTGGTATCCGTAATGCATCAGCTACGGTATTCTATCCTATTTGGCACCATCAGTTTGATGATTTGATCGTATTAAAGAATAATCAAGGCACTGAAGAAACTCGTGTACGCCACATGGACTATGGTGTAGTATTAAACGCTATGTTCTGGAGAAGATTTAAAAACAAAGAGAATATTACATTCTTTGATCCTAACGAAGTACCTGATTTGTATGAAGCGTTTTATAAAAACACAAAATTATTTGAAGAGTTGTATGAGAAGTATGAAAAGCAAAAAGGTTTACGTAAGAAAGTATTAAGTGCGGAAGAAGTATTTAAAGGCGGTATACTTAAAGAGCGGACTGACACAGGTAGAATCTATCTGGTGTTCATTGACAATGTTATGAAGCAAGGACCTTTTGATCCTGAATATCATACCATCTATCAGAGTAATCTCTGTTGCGAAATCCTACTGCCCACCAAGCCATTCAAACGCTTGGATGATCCAAATGGTCGCATAGCTCTATGTACGTTAGGTAGTATCAATTGGGGAGCATTCCGCAACCCAGAAGATATGAAACGTGCTTGTCGCATCCTACAACGTAGTCTATGTAATATTTTAGATTACCAAGATTTCTTAAGCATACAGAGTAAATTAAGCAATGATGAGATCCAACCATTGGGCATTGGTGTTACTAACTTGGCCTATTGGCATGCTAAACGTGGCTACGAATATGGCACAACGGAAGCACTACAAGATGTCAAGACTTGGATGGAACATCAGGCATTCTTCTTAACAGAAGCCACGGTTGAACTTGCTCGTGAACGCGGTGCATGTTTACACAGCGAACATACACGCTATGGCAAGGGAAAGTTTCCTTGGGAGAATCGTGCTCGAGGTGTAAACAAACTTGCTGACTTTACTCCGTCACGCGAATTAGATTGGGAACAATTAAGAAGTGATATGAGAAGCTATGGTGTGCGTAATGCTACATTGATGGCTATTGCTCCTGTTGAAAGTAGTAGTGTTGTTATTAACTCAACCAATGGTATCGAAATGCCAATGAGTTTGATCTCAGTTAAAGAATCAAAAGCAGGTAGCTTTATACAAGTAGTACCAGAGTATAATAAATTAAAAAACAAATATCAATTGATGTGGGAACAAAAAGACTGTGATGCATATTTAAAAACTGCGGCGGTTCTAGCAGCTTATGTAGATCAAAGTATTTCAACTAACACTTTCTACAACCCAGCACATTGGCCAGATCGTAAAGTACCAAGTACACTAATTGCTAAAAACTTAATGCAGGCACATGCTTGGGGGATCAAGACATTCTACTATAGCCTGATCAACAAACAAGGTGCAAAAGCAGATGCGGAAATTGCACCAACATTGGCTGCACAACCAGACGAAACAGATGAAGATTGCGAGGCATGTAAACTATGAGTAAAGAACAATACAATTTAAGTACTAAAACAAACTATCTACAACGTAAGATGTTCCTAGATCCTGCAGGGCCTGTGACTATCCAACGGTTTGAAGAAGTAAAATATAATAAGATTGCTAACTTTGAAGCCACTGCTAGAGGTTTCTTTTGGCAACCAGAAGAAGTTAGCCTAACTAAAGATTCACAAGATTTCAAAAATGCCAGCGATGCGGTTAAACATATCTTTACCAGTAACTTATTGCGTCAGACAGCATTGGATAGCCTACAAGGTCGTGCACCTAATCAAGTATTTGGACCGGTAGTGAGTCTCCCAGAACTAGAAGCGTTGATTAGCAATTGGAGTTTCTTCGAAACTAATATCCACAGCAAGAGTTACAGTCATATTATCCGTAACATTTATAATATACCTAAAGATGTATTCAACACCATCCATGACACTGAAGAAATCGTAGGCATGGCCAGCACCATCGGCAACTATTATGATAAATTACATGTGATCAACTGTCGTAAAGAACTAGGGAATAAGGTAGATGAGAGAGATCATATCAAAGCTATATGGCTTGCTCTACACGCAAGTTATGGCCTAGAAGCATTCCGCTTCATGGTGTCATTCGCTACAAGTTTGGCCATGGTAGAGAATAAAATCTTTATTGGTAATGGTAATATCATTAGTTTAATTTTACAAGATGAGTTACTACATAAAGAGTGGACAGCTTTCTTGATCAATCAAGTGGTTAAAGAAGATCCACGCTTTGCAGATATCAAAGCAGAATGTGAAGCTGAAGTTTATCAAATGTATCTCGATGTTATCAATGAAGAAAAAGCCTGGGCAGACTATTTGTTCAAGCTAGGTCCAGTGATTGGACTTAACGCTGCTATCTTAAAAGAGTTTGTAGACTACACAGCAGTAGGAGCACTTAAAGAAATTGGTATTAAGTACAATAACCCTGCACCTAAGACCACACCTATACCTTGGTTTAATAAACACAGCGATACCAGCAAAAAACAAACAGCCTTACAAGAAAACGAATCAACTAATTATGTCATTGGTGTTATGGGCGAAAACGTTGAGTATGATGACTTACCGGAGCTATAAGAGAGAGAAATGTTAACAGTATACAGTAAAAATTATTGTCCTTTTTGCGACAAGGCCAAACATTTATTAAAAACAAAAAATATCGCATACACAGAAATTAAAATTGACGAAGATCAAGATGCTCGTGAGTGGTTGATAGCTCAAGGCCATCGTACAGCACCACAGATCTACCTAGGTGACGAGCTATTTGTAGAAGGTGGATATCAAGGATTAGTAAAATTAAGTGATGAAGAATTATTCAATAAACTAGGGGATTCAAATGTTAGTAACTAACAAGTATGATCAAGATGATATCGTGACTTTTAAGATTGTCAATGGTGATGAAATCGTTGCTAAAATCGTAGAAGAGTCTGATGACGCATTTACTGTAATTAAACCATGTACAGTTATGCCTAGCCAACAAGGACTTGGCCTGCTACAAAGTCTATTTACAAGTGACTTAAATAAGAGTATACGGTTAGAAAAACGACATGTGATGATGCACGCACCTACTGTTAAAGATGTGCAGAATCATTATATTAAAACCACTACAGGTATTGAACCAGTTGGTGCAGGTGGTATCATAACTTAAGGTAAACAGCAGTATGGCAGATGATATTATAGCTAGTGCGAGGTCGATGACCACAGTTGCCGATGGGCAATATGTGGCTATTGGCACACCTAAGGCGGCTATAACTCCTGCCACACTAACAGCCATGGTTGGTATGGCACAAGGCGGTGGGGCCGCAATCGATATTGCGCCTAAAGTCAACGAAGCTATGACTAAACTTCAAACTGTAGCCAGCGGTACTGATTATCCGGCGAATGTCAACGCACAGGCTGCTCTTAATACTTTAACCACAATACAAGGCAAACTATTTAATAAAGATGATGCCGGTGGATTTGGAGCCATAGTAGGAAAAGTACAATCACATATCTCCAACAGCAATGACGTATTAAACTCCACAAATTTTCTTAAAGATAGTAACTATAGTGACTTTGGCAGTGGTATCACTGATATGTCTAGCATGGGCGATCGTGGGATGACTAATGTCTTTGGTAGCTTGCCTGGAGCAGGTAAGGCAATGTCATCATTTGGTACCATGTTTAATGGTATTGATGTTAAACGATTTGGTACACCAAGTGGTCTAGTAGAAAGTCTGCAGAAGAATAAATTAGCCAATGCCACTGGTGTAAATCAAAAATTAATTGACGCCGGCGTAGATCTTAATGACATACATAATCCTGTGTATGCTGATAAAATTTCCAGCGTGTTAACTAATATAAAAGATCCTGCAGCGATCAACACCACAGCCGATCAATTTGGAATTAATAATCCATTTGCAGGATTGCCTAGTTATACCGGATCAGATAGTAGTTTATACAAAACTCCGGATTTCTTAACAGGAGGATCAGCTACTGCTCCTACAGCAACTACTATTCCTACCTCCGGTACATCTACATTTGGCGCACCAACTACCACAGGATTTCCAACAGCATCAGGAACGTCAAGACAAGGTGGATCGTTTGGATCTGAGCAAATACAAGGGCAGACTGGCACTGGTATACAGGGATTAAAAGATTTAAGTGATTACACTAAAACTGCTAATCCGGCAGACACCGCCGGCTTTGCTGGTATGGATAGTCTTACTAGTAAATTTAAAGACATGGGTGCAGGGTCTGTAGTTGATGCCAGCAAAGCATCAAGTTTCTTTGGTAGCATACAAAAAGTACCTACACCATTGGTAAATTCTGCACATCCAACTCTAAACAGTCTTATGTCATCACACTCTTCTACTATACAAAATCTAATAGGTTCTAGCACAGTGCCCACAGCACAGGATTTCCTAGGACCAGTAGCCGGATCTGCAGAACTAGATGCACTTGCAGAAGGAGTGACTGATGATAAAGTCACAGCACTTAATACAAAATTAGCCAGTACCAATACATTCCTTAGTGCCGCGGGCATTACCACAGCAACAGCTCCTGCTACACAAACACTCGGTGGTGTTATGGGTTTCGCTACTAAATTACATACCTATGGTAAAGATACCAGTACAGGTGGTATAGGCAGTATGCTTAAGAACATGGCTAACAGTAGTACCAAATATGGTGAAGCAGTCAAAGCCAGCCTGGCCGAAGGCAAAAACAATGATCTATTATCAGCCAATGGTATTGGCCCTCTTAAAACAAATCCGTTCGAAGGTGTACCTGCGTATGCTGGTACTGACAGCAGCCTAGCGACCAATGCTGGAGCTAAAATGATGGGAGGAGGCGGTGATTCTACTCCACCTACACCAAGTCGAGGAACTGTAAGTGGATCTAGTACACAAGGTGGATCATTTGGATCTGAACAGATACAAGGACAAGAAGGAACAGGTACAGCAGGACTCAGAGGTACTCCTTTTGACTTATCTGGTGGAAGATAATCATGTACTTAAATCCTACACTAGAATATCAACACATCAGTGAGTGGGCAGATCATCTGATTGGTCGCAGGATAACTCCTCGCAATCTAGTTAAGACACTTGGCAAACATCTCAACAAACATCATCCAGTGCGTGTTAAATTATACAGTGGAGCCAAAGGTGCACTTGATCCAGGTGAGTTCAGTATTGGTGCCGAATACGATCCAGGACTAGACGAAATCCGTAAGAAACAGTTCATCATTGATTTCATATTAAACTATCCTAAAACTATGCCCATGCTGTTCACAGAAGAACTAGCAGAAAAAATTACCATTGATCTAGTAGAAACATTGATTCACGAATATGAACATCAACGACAGTATCGTAGTCGTAGATATCGCATGCATAGAAATATGTTTAGAAGCCATCATAAAGATCCCAAGGTCCGAGCTGATCAAGAGTATCTAGGTGACCCAGATGAGATAGATGCTTATGCGCAGAATATAGCAGCTAGACACTATTTAATGAAATATAAGTTAAATATTAC